TCTATTATTCAGCCTCTTTCGTCTTGCTTGTTTTTCTGCGCACTGAAGTTTTGGGATTTACCGACCCAGCCTGCATGGCCGGGGATGGCGGTGCAATCGCATCCGCAGACCCCTTAATTACCGGGGCAACTTTCTTGGCCGCCTGCACAGTACCGGCCGCACCAGGAATCATCCCAATGGCTGCGCCAGCCGCAGACACAGCGGCCTCTGTGTATCTGCCCTGCTCTGCCAGTTGGGCGGCATCCTGACCAAGGCGAACTGCCTCCTCTGTCTGCAATGCCGTGCCCAAGAACGGCACAATGTCGGCAATGCCCAATGACAATGGCGCACCGCTACTGGGACCGCCAATCAAGCTTTGGGATATCTTCCTGGCCCTTACCCGATCAACGCCAATTCCCTCAAGGCCAGACTGCAAGAAAGCGGAAATCTGCTCCCTGGTGGTCGGGTCATAAGACTTGATCTCTGGCCCTTGCGGCACCGCATCGGTCATGGTCTCCATTGGAGCGGCAGCCACTTGGACAGGGGGCAGGGCACCCAATGGGTACAAACCCATATTGGTACGCATAAATGCGCCCCTGGTGCCGTCCTCGTCTTGGATGATTTTGTAGTCATCCCCACCAGTTTCCGCATTGGCAAGCAGGCCAGCACGCACCCCAGGCGTAGACAGTTCGTAGTCGAGCCGATAAACATCATCAATGGTCTCTAGTTTTATCATTGCGGTGTGCCCTGTTGTGGCGGTGTGCCCTGTTGACCTGGTGCCCGACGGATTGCCTCCCTATATGTGCGGATGTCCTCTCTGACAGATGCGGCAGTTGCAGAGGCAGCTTTGCCACCTTTGGCAACATGAGCTTTTATTGCCGCCTCAACGGCCGCATCATTTGTCAAATCAACGCCCTTCAATTCTGGCACTTGAACCTCAATCGATTCTTTTGCGCTGGCGGCAGCACTTGCCCAGACAGAGGCCATGCTCCCGCCAAGATTGTTCAGCAACTCTTTGGCCTTTTTTTCCACCTGTTCGTTACTCGGTAGCACGCCATTGATTGGTGTGTTGGCGTAGTTGGACAGCTCAAGCCTGGCCGTGTTGCGTGCCACTACGGCCGCATCTCTTGCCTCTGCGGTTGGCAAAGATGGAGGTAGGTTGGCAGACTGAATACCCACTGCCTGGTCAAACCTTTGGCCGTAGTCTTTGATTATGTTATTAGGGTTGCCAAGGTTTCTGACCAATGAGTTGAAAGTTTCTTTGGTCAACCGACTGCGGTTTTTGATTAGTTCCGAATCAGATAGCGTGCCAGCCTCTGCGGCCCGGCTAAGTCGCAATACTAGGGTTGGGTCTTCAACACTAGCAAACACCCCAGCCCCATCGATGTAGCCTTGGTAACTCTTGAGCTTCTCTGGTGAGAGCGGCAGATTCTCTAGCTTATCCATCAACTCTTTTCGTTTTGCCGAGTTGTCCTCTGTCAACAATTGGCGAACCAATGGGGCTGCCTTGGCCTCGGCAGAAGAAAACTCATTATTCATCACAATGTTTCTGCGATCTGTTGCTTTCTTGAGGCGATTGAAAACCTCTTCTTTTTGCTTGTCATCCATGCCAGCCCATACCTGGGAATACTTGCCAGCGTCATTTGCTTCTAGTCTGAGGATCGCCTGAGTGGCAGAGGAGGCAAACTCGGTAGAGGTAATGTACTCGGCAACAACCTCAGACTTGGCCTGCACAATGCCATCTCGCATTTTTTGAATTGTTTCTTGCGACTTGGTTGTTTGAGGCGCAATTCCCATAACAGTACTAAGGGCCTTGAAGCTGGCCATAGACACGCCTTCTGCTGATGGGTCTGCCTGGATTGCTGTCTTTAAGTTTGTGACCTCGTCTTTGATTGCGTCATCGGCCAACACATCAAATGCGGCACGATACTCATTGGTTAGCTTTTCAGTCGCAACAGACATCAAAGCTCGACCTTGGCCGCCAATCGAGTTGGCTAGGCCTGCCGCCTGCTCTGCACTGTACCGACCCAGCACCTGAGTCTGCTTTTGAGCCAATGCCGTTATCGACTGCTGGAGAACAGTAAGGTCCTTAATTTGGCCGGTCTCAACTTGCGCTTTAAGACTGGCTAATTCTCTTGCCGCTTCCATCTCAAAGTCTGTGCGCAGACCAATAGCAGTCAATTTATTTTCCTGCTCCCTTTGTTGCTGTGCCGCACCAAAAGCAAATTGGCTAATCTTGCTCAATGCTTCACTGATGGTCTGCGTCTGCCGGGTTTGCTCCCGAATGTTGGCAAAATCCATCCTTGGGATGTCTGCCGAGATCAGACCAGATTCTTGGTAGCGTGGTAGGCGTGCCATGTTTACGAACTCGCAGTAGTGGTTTGTCCGCTAGGTGCCCTAGTCTTTCCATAGCTTAATGCCGCTGTGCCAAGCTTAGTGGCCGCTTGAAAGAAACCAGTCCTCTCTGCGGTGCGGCCAGCTTGCCTGTAAAGCTCTGCCTGCAACATACCACCCCGCATGGCGGCATCGGCATCTTCTAGAAGCATAGAATACTCACGGCCTGCCGCAGTCTCATTGGCCGCTCGGACAATGTCCGGGCTACCTGAGAATGGATCAATACCACCGGCATAGGCCCTAGCCGCAATGGCGGCATTGGCCTGTAATCTGCGACGCAGAACATCGTTGCTGCGCTGCTGGTACTGGATCGCCTTGCGCTGGCTCTCGACCTCGGTCTGCTGGGCCTGTAGGTTGTACTGCTGTCTTTGCGCCCGGCCGGCCTCAATATCACCAACCGCACTGACCACACTAAGGACAGTGCCGATAGTTTGAAGTGTTTGCGCACTTTGAAGTACGGCAACAATTTCCATCTCTTAGCTCCCAGGATAGGTGGAGATTTTGTACTCCAGCCCCAATAGAATCATCTTAAGAGGGATGTCCTGCTCAATGGTGATCTTTCCCTCCTCCGAATAGCCAAGTATCCCCGGCAGTGTCTTGGTGCCGGTGAACTCAGGCACCTCCTCATCCAACACATTCGGGTCATCGAATGCCCGGAAGGGCACATCGGTGCCATTGATCTTGAGGTGCTGGGTGTCCTTCACAAAAACATTGACCTCCACAATCCGTTTCTTAAACCCCAGCCTGGTGCCGGCAGATATCTTGAGGTCGGCAGGCATGGTGACCACCTTGACCGCATAGTCCAGCCCTATCTGGTAGGAGTTGGCCGCAGCCCTAGAGAAGGTGACAGTGCCACCGCCACCTACAGTTTGGTTGGCCTGCACCGATCCGTCGAGGATGATGTCAACACTCTTGGCCACCAAATGGGACACAGATGCAGATGACCCAGCCCCACCAGTCACCGCAGAATCGACTGTGAGATTGTCATCGAACCGCTCCACATAGAAGACTGTCACATTGTTGACAGTGCGCTTGACCACAGTGTAGATGGTAGTCAGGTCCACGCCCACATCGATAAACTCCCCGTCGGTGCGAAACTCAGATGGGGCGATCACATTCTGGGCACGCAGGAGCGAGAAGGCCGCAATCGACCCGTCTGTGCTATTGGCAACCAACAGCAGATCATTCTCGTCTGTGGCCACTGATCTGCGCAGGGCCATGCGCCTGGGGTTACGCAACAGGTGACCTGATAGCAATGATATCTTGCTGGTCACATAGGTGAGCTGCACATCTGTAAAGGCGAACTCGTTCAAGCTCTTGCCCTGCCGCTGAACGAACAGGGTGCCAGACTCTAGCTGCTGGACTCGGATGCCTTCCTGGCTGCCATTGCGAGTCGTGGACTTGATAAAGAAATTGTCCGGGGTGATAGGCTGAAGACCTTCTTGGGGGCAGTAGAACTCGCCACCCGTGGTGAAGACTTGAAGGTCTCGCCCTGCTGTAATGTCCGTAATGGCATTGAAAGTATTAGTGTCAAGTGTGGCCTCGACCGCATCATCGTCCAATCCCTCCGTAGGATCGAAGTCAAAGAATAGACCGACCTTAGAACCCCAGACAGTCGATGGCCTGGTCTTTGAACCGCCAAAGTAGAGTCTGCCCTCATGGAAGGTCACCGACCGAGGGTATCCCCTAGTGTTTGACCAGACCGCCTCATAGCCAGTCTCAAGTTCCCAATTACCATTGGCAATGGCCGAGGCGTTAAAGAAGGGGAACTCGGTAATGGCCTGCACCACTGTGCTGCTGGTGAACTGCACAATCTTGGCCCTGCCCTGTGGGCTGGCATTGATGTACTGGCCAACCGAGGCGGCACTAAACGGAGTGCCCGTCGAGGCCGTCAGCGTCACCTTGCCAGACACGGCCGAAGGGGTCAGTGTGCCAGACGGGTTGCTTGCAGATACAGAGAATGCGTACTTAGGAGTCGAGTCAAAGGTGATGACCGAGCCAGTCCAGTCTGCGTCTGTTGCACCTCGGACAATCTTGACAGGTGGGATATCTTGCTGCACCACGATCAGGGTGTCGGCAGACTGGGTCCAGCCCAGGTTAGCCAACCTTGCACCCGTCAATCCAAGGCTAGAGGTGTCAAGATAATCGAATGAGCCACCATTGATATTGAGAATCAGCGACCCATTCTTGAAGACATACATCCGATTATGGGTAAAGCACAGCATATAGCTGTCGCTGGTCGAGAATTCAAATGGCACTAGGCGCACGCCATTGCCGGCAGAGTCTGTACTGGTGTTGGGTAGGGCCGTGATATACCGCAGACCGGGTCTGCGCCTGACTCCACCCTGGGGTTGCACCACCACATTGGTGGCCTCTTCTAGGGCGTTCTGGTACGCAGGGAGGTCAACCCGTGCCCGGAGCAGCGGGTCCATCTCCCCCGTGGAGAAGTTAGTCTGGATTGAGACAAAACGGGTCATTAGCCACGCACCGCAATCAGGGCGAAGTCATCGATGTAATTGGTCGGCTGGCCTTGGCCATCCATCTGAATGGCGGTTCTCATGTACCCGCCACGGCCGTTCTCGCTAGGTGCGCCCACAGCCACGCCCTGCCAATACTGTGCCTTTGAGTCTTGGTCGGTGATCGGGTAGGACAGGTGCCAGGCCATCATGTACTTGAGGAGCTGCACAAAGTAGACCGGCATCTCGAACTCTTGTACAGCATATTGATAATCGATCCAGACCTCTTCATAGTCTGTGAGCAGCTTGTCCTGGAAGATGCGGTATTCCTTGCTTGGCCGCTGGCCAGGGGATGCCGAGGTGAAGACCGCCCTGGGAGGGCCGAGCCGGTCACCCGGCAACTGGTACTCGTACTTGTACTCTGTGGTCGGGGTGGTAATTAACCGACTAAGCTTGATCTTTTTAAAACTAAATGACCAAGGATAGACCAGCAGGGCCTGGTTCTTAAGGTCCGGGTAGAGTCGGTCAGAGATGTTGGCTGCGTCCGTGCCCTCGTTAAAACTAGAGATGGCGTTTGCACCCAGCATGAGCAGGGCATCAGAGCAGATGGATAAGGCAGAATCACCAGCGGCCATGTTATGTCTCCAGTGTGGATTCTGAGGGTTTAACAGTTAAAGGGATATCTGACAATGGTGCAGGCGCACCAAGCACATTTTTAGTCTTTCCAGACATTGAGAATATTCCCTCCATCCTGCCCTCCTCCTTGTGCGTCTTGAGGATGCGCACCCAGTTGTCAATCTGGTCTATGCTGGCATACCCGTCTGGCTTGCTGAATTTGTTGGGGTAGCCAGACACATAACCCCTATCTTGTGCGGCAGTCAGTCCAATCCCGGCCATGATGACCTCATCAAACCCCATGCCGTGCCTAGCCCATAGTGCCCCTGCCACGCCACTAGACCCCACCGCATAGGACAGGGATGGCCAGATGTAATCAATCGACTCATAGGCCTCCTTCTTGCAAGGAATCTCCCAAACTGTGCCTTTGGCCGTCTGCAAGATTTTAGGCCTAGCATGAACGATTATTGGCCGTTTGGCCGCAGCTCGAATCATTAGCGTCATCTCCCCGTGCTGGGTCCAGATATGTTCAATTTCTGGCACCAGAGTGGCGGTGTACTTCACCCCTAGGATGGTGGCATTGGGTCTGAGCTGGCGTGCTGCTTCTAAGTCTTCAAAAAGGCAAGGGGATGCGCCACAGATAATGGCGCACCCCCCATGCTTGATGCCGTACTCGACAGGCAATTAGTCGCTGTCTACAGTACCTATTGCAGTCACGCTGGTCACATCAACCACTGTACCGCTGTTGGCATTCACAACCACGAAGCCAAACCCAGGGGTGCTGTCGGCAGCAGAAAACACATACATCAGATCACCGACTTTGAGGAGGGAGGCCGCACTATTGAAATAGCCAGCACCATCCACATCGCCAATTGCGTCATTGGTTTGATAAGTCCAAATCTGGGGCGATTGCCCCGCTTTGGAACCACCAACCAGGTTCAGTCCAGTTACCGAGTAAGCCATTTCAATTCTCCTTAAGCGTCGGTGGTTTGAACTTCAACGATACCCTCGGCATCGATGGCAATCGCACCGGCAGAGAACACTGCATTGACCAAGAAGGAGGTCTTCTCGGGGATGTAGTTGATCTCAGTACGGGGAGCGATACCCTCGGCATATCCGATTGCATCACGATGGAAGGCCCAGAGCTTGCGCTCAGAGTTGGCGATGGGAAGACCGCCCTCGGAACGATCACCAATGGTGTGGAAGGTAAATCCGAGGAAAGTGTTCAACTCACCCGACACCAGGGCACGCACAGTGTTGAAATCGGCAGAAGTCACCGAAGTCTCACCGAGGATCGAAGCCAGGCTATTGGCGTGGATGATGATGTGCCGGTTGTCCATCGGGACATTGTTCTTGTCCAGAAGTTTTTTGGCTGCACGCAACTTGGCCACATTGAGGCCAGTATCCGTGCCACCCTCGTCCTCGGTCACCACATTGCTGGTCGAAGAAGCGGCCAGGGCATCAAGGATGATCTGGTCTTGACGACGGCCGATAGCGTTGGCAACCACTTGGACAAGCTCTTGACGCTCGTCAAAGTTGACCTTGGCCTGATTGAAGATGTCGCTGTACTCAGCGGCATTCCAGTCGGTCAGGGTGCAAGTAACCTGGCTGAAGGCAACATTAAGGGGCGTGACATCGGACTGGGGAACACGCACAGTGGCGACACCCTTGCCGACTTTGGGGAACTTAACAGTAGAACCCTCAACTCCACGACGCTGACGAACCGCACCGACCAACTGAGCTTTCGCCTGGTAGGCCTGCTTAACCTCTGCGTCGAAGAGCGTGATAAATGCTGGTGAAAGCGTAGACATCACAGTCTCCTAAAAAGTGAAAAAAGGTTTGTTTGGTTTGTCGCCTCGGTTAGCCGGTGATCTGGGCCTACGCTTGCACCTTACGGGTACCACTCGTCAGCATCCGCTGCGGTAAGGGTCAGAGATATCTGATTGGCCTTAAGTGGTTTCTAAGGGTTTTATTTCGATAATGCAAGAGGGTTGACTTCTCGCCAATCAGTCATATCCCAGTTGCCTTTTCCATGGTTGCAGTCATGGCAAAGAATCTGAAGGTTGTTGATGTCCAGGGCCAGGCTGGGCCAAAGCTTCCTTGGTTTGATATGGTCCACATTCATCACGGCCCCAGTTGCTGGCGTTGCACCGCAACACATACATTTAGCCCCGTACTTCTTGAGGGCCTGCATCCTGACTTTGCGCCACTCAAATGTTCGCAGGAAACTGTCCTTGGCGACATTGGGCAATGGATTGGATTTCTTAACATTGGCTGGCCGCCTAGATGTTTTCTTTTTGGTGGCAACTGGCTGTCCAACAACCGGGGGAGTCCAACCCCAAGACAAGGCCGTCATGTATTGGTTTTGTATCTTCTTTAATTTTTTTTCTTGTCTTGATTGGGAAAGGATTTTTAGCAACTCCTCATAGACATCATCGGGGATGGAGAGGTCTGCATAACGCTTGGGCCAGTTCTTGCTCAATGGGTAAGGAATCCCGATCAGGCCAGCCTCAACCATGCTTAAAGCGTTAAGGTTTGAATGCCCTCTGGTTCTAGTCCTTAGGTAGTCTTTTAATGTATTCATAAGGTTTTAAGTACTATCCGATGGGTTCAGACAATGCCCCGCTAAACCCCGCCTGTAGCCAGTGAGGTTCAGCGTTGACTATCCGATTGGGACGAGCTCAACGCCCAGGATTCGCTGCTTCCTCCACCTCGGTCAATCCTGGTAGACCGCTGCGCTTTGGTGGACTTACCCCTTTCGCTAGCGCAGATTCTCTCGTTGCCCCCAGCCAAAGTGTTTAGCCAAAGATAGCAGGGCAACCAGTCGGAAGCTCCAATAGAAAAACCCTCTAGAGGAGGCTCGGGCTTGACAGGCCAGCATCTGGTCAGCGTAGATGCATATCAAGCCCCCACTAGAGGGTTCTGTCTTTGCTGACCAAATGCCGGAGCGTCACTTCCGACAAGCAAATAGTAGAGAAAAAAAACCCAGGGTGCAAGACCCTGGGCTTAACCCTATTTCAAGGGGAGGAGAACTACCATGAAGAAAGCAACCTGATATTAACCGAAGTTCTGCATAAACATCTTCTCGACCTTGGCCCTGTATGCCGGGTCGGTCTGATACTTAGGATCACCCACCATGGCATAAAGTTCATCTTTGCTTGGGGCACCCTCTATCGGCACAGACTCCCTGGGGATGCGTGTGCCCTCATAGGTCTCCCGCAGCTTGGATAGAGCCAGGATGCCCTTGGCAGTACCGCCCATGACCTTGAACTCCTCAAAGTCATCTTTGCCCCAGACTCCCTTCCTGACCAATCCCCTAGCCCACTCAGTCATCCCATTGATGATTGTGTCTGCATTGGGTCCCAGGGCGGCACGCTCCTCGGCAATGGTGCGCTGCATCTGTGCCTGCTGGTCACCGCCCATGGCCACCACATCACCGACAAGCTTGTCGAAGGCGGCCTGGCTAATCCCGTACTCTTTGGCCCAGCCCAGGACATGGCTGCGCACTGGGTCATCCTCGGGGATGTCTCCAAAGACTGCCGTGTCATAGGTGCCATTTTCTGGGGGTTTGTGCTTGCCCTGGCTGATCTGCTTGCGCAAATCCATCCAGCTCTTGGCAATCCCCTCGAGGTCTGGTTCCTCGTTCTTCCAGAAGTTCTCTGGCCACCAGTCTGGCCTCTCTAGCGGTCCTTCCTCCTCGGGTGCCACCTTGTGTTCAATGTTGGTGGCGACTGGGTTCTGCTGACCCTCATTTTCATCGGCAATGGTGGCCGAGTCCAATAGGCCAGCATCACTGCTGGGTTGGTTCTCTTGCGTTTCCATTAAAGTTTCCTTGCTTGGGATATCCGTGCTTTGATGTCCCGCACCACAGACCTCTGCCCTTCAGCAAAGAATGCATAGCTTGGGTCAGCACCCGGCACGGCAACGGGTACATCCACATACGCCTGCTCAAGCCACTCCAGCAGCTTGGCACCATCTTCAGCAGTAAAGACCCTCAAGACCAACTTATTGAGGTCATCACGCACCTGTTGGGCATCTCTAAGGTTTTGTCCTACCGGGGCCTCCAGCTCATCCCAGCCCGGCATTAAACAGCCCCCTGCACGACCTGTGCGGCTAACTCAG